CTACTTGCCGAGCTGATGTTTCTGGAACGCGGCCCACGCATCGGCCGGCACCGCCGAGCCGGCGCGGCGCAGCCATTCGCCCCGCGCCCATTCGGACAGCCCGTTCCACCACGCCACGCCGATGCGCTCGGTGGTGGTCGGCTCGCGATCGGTGCCCATAGTCAGAACCGATCGACGGCGGCAGACGCGAGCGCGCGGCCGGCGATGATCAGTTCATGGCGGGCTTCGTCGCCCTCCATCTGGCCGCTGGCATCGAGGTTGCCGCTTTCGATCAGGTCGAGCGCCACGAAGATCCCGCGAAGCGCGAGGAGCATCATCTCTTTGCAGTCGTAGAATTTCTCCTCTTTGAGGTCTGGTGAGTTGTTCATGCTCAGAACCTCTCGCCCGTGAGTTCACAGAGCGACAGGCCGCCCGAGATCAGGCAGCCCCGCATGTGTCGAAGGCGATCTTCGGCAATGGTGCCGTTGAGCAGGCCATCGTCTATCCATCGGAGCGCCTCGAAGACCCCCTCACACCCGAGGATGACGGAATGCAGCGTGTGAACCTCGCGCTTGTCGATGTTCATCTTGGCGTCCGAAGCGGCGCTCATGCTGCGTCTCCCTCGCCGCGGACGAAATAGCCCCATGCCGCGTCCAGCGCTGCGCTCATGCGGTCGAGATCGGCCGACGCGTATCGGCGCAGGGTTTCGGCGGCCACTGCGTCGGGATCGCCATCGAGCGCGACCAGCATGACAGCTACCGCGCCCTTTACTTCCACCCATCGCTGCATGACCGGGTCCAGCACCGCGAAGTGGTCCCGCTTGGGTTCCCTTGGCGCCGCAGCGGTGCGAGGAATCATCTGGACCCCGCGGGTCACGTCGGCTGCATATTTTCGGAACACGTCCTCGGTGAAGCTGACCCTCGTCAGGAACGCGTTGATGCTGTCTCTAGCGTCTTCGTCGCCCTCCGGCAGATTGACCTCGAGCGCGGCCGCGCCCAGGCCCTTGATCGCCTCGCCGATGAAGGTCATCGCCTCCTCGATCGCGTCGACCGCGGCGCGGCCGTTCTCGATGACGGCGGGTGGTGCTGTTGTCGTTTGCATGGTGGTTGCTCTAGGTGACCGGCTTTTCGAGGGCCGGGCGCCAACGGACGGCGCTGGCACCGGGAGCTCGAAAACAGGCCTAGAGACCCGCGCCACGGCCTTTACCCTTTCGGGCTATTGCATAACCGTGGCACTCCCGGCATAAGCGTCGCCGGTCGCGGTCCACGGTCTGTGGGCGCGTCGCTTTCGGTGGCGTGATGATCCCGGCAAGGATCGCCCTGCCACCGCTCTAGGATGCCATCAGGCCCGGCAAGGCCCATGGCGGGAGTTTTCGAGGCTCCGTCGGCATCCTCTCTCAATTTCGCAACAAGCGCCATCCCCTTTCCGGGGGTGAGGGCTTGCGCGTTTCCCGATCTGCCCGTCACGGTCCGTGGTAGCCACGATCTGGGCGAGCAGGATAGAAGTTGCGCTCGAGCAGGGGAGCGGGATGGCACACGCGGATAAGTTCTTTGTCGAGGTGCGCCAAGCGCCACTGGGGCTGCACCAGCCGCCCCATCTGACGACGACCGGCTTCACGCTATCGATTACACCAGGCGGAGCGCTTTTTATCGAAGGGCACAGCGGCACGCATTCCTTCGAGGCCGGTCACTGGGAAAGTTTCGAGGTGAAAGCGCTGACGACAGAGGGTTAACTAGGACGGCCGGTCGCTTGCGCGCACGGTAGAGCATCAGGGTACCTCCAGCGCACAGTGTCCGCCGCGGCATCACCTGATGTACGGCTGACGCAGCCAACGTCGGGATCCCACAACCGGCATGGTTAGGCCCTCGGTTGGTTTTACCCAATTCCCGCCGAGGGCCGACTATCGCGTGCGCTGAGGCGGGAAATCTGCCCGCCAGGCGCCATCGGCCATTCCCGGCCCCGGAGGTGCCGCTCAAAGGGCGCTCGCCTACGTCTTGGCTGCGCGCGGGCCGGCGTCCTGCCTTGCGCGTTGCCGCAGGACTCGCCTTGCTGTCAAATGCGCCGACGGGAGGGGCCAACATGCGCTCAGTGATAGTCTTGACGCTGCTGGCCTCCTTGGCTGCCTGCGCGCCGCAGCAGCAAGCGACCCTCAGCAGCTCGATCAGCCCGACCGAAATGGCGTGGGCAAAAGGCGACGGACGGAACACCGTCACGGGATTCGCGGTGCTTAGGACCGTTGGCGGCGAAGCCCGCACCTGCGCCGGCCTGCAGGCGATCCTTATCCCCGACAGCCCGTACGCGCGCGAGCGCATGACCGCCATCTTCGGCAACAACGTGAAGGGCTCGCGCGAATCCATGCGAGGGCCGGTGAAGTTCGGCAGCGACGATCCTCTTTACCTTTCACTGCTTCGGACAACGAGATGCGACGGCCAAGGAGCCTTCACCTTCGAACGAATCCCGGATGGCGTTTGGTATGCGACAACCAGCGTGGAGTGGAAAGCCGATCCGAGATCGCCGTTCCACGAGGGCGGATCGATGATGCAACGAGTTGAACTACGAGGCGGTCAGACTGCCAGGGTCACGCTGCCGTAGCGCGCGCCCAGCGGACCGGCGAGGGGGCCGCCGTTGCCGCCGGCTCACGCCACGCTGGCCCCGATCGCCGCCAAGTGGGCGATGATCGCGTCGGCAGACGGCGCTTCCTGTGCGCCCGGAATGATGTCGCCGAAGTCGGCATAGGCGAGGCTCGAGTTTCGGAAGCCGTCAGCCACTCCCATGTTGTTCCGGGCGCCAAGGAAAATCGGCAGCGTCATAGGAACGATGGCACTCGACCCCGCAACGACGGTCCCGGTCAGGGCGCCGTTCTTGTAAAGGGACATGTTGTGGCTGGCATCTTTCGACCCTACCGTGAGGCCCTTGCTGACAGCGTCGGTTGTGAGAGTGCCGCCGCCGCTCAGGAGGTTAACGCTGCACGTGCTGGCGGCCGTCAGCGGCCGAATGGCCAAGACATTCGGCGATGTCTCTGCAACGCCGAGGGCATAGGTCGACGTGGTCGCCGCAAGGCTCGACCGCTCGTATACCGATAGCCGGACGCTGGCGACCTGCGGCAAGACAGTGTTCGTGTTGATGTAGCTCGACGTGCCGTTCGGCGTGAAGCCGCGGTCCGTGGTGAACGTCGCCGCATTGACCGACGTCATCAGCGTCCGCCGCTTGAGCGTGGTCAGCGCCTGCGCCTGATTTTCGGCCGCGAGCATTGCGAAGTCGTAGCCCGCTTGCCACAGGCCTGTTGCCTTGAGCGCCGACGCGAGCGTGCTGAGCTGCCGCTTGCGCAAGTCCGTTGTCCAGCCGCCGTTCGCGACCACCGCCGCCGAGTGGGCGACGACATCGGAATCGTACCCCCCCCCCGAAGATGATCCGGCGGATTGCTGGCCTCATGTGCGGCTCCCGCTGCTGGCGAGCGGCGGCTTGTCGACGATCACGCGGAACTTCGTCGCGTCGGGCGGCGCGAGGAGGCGCATGATCAGGCACGACTCGCCGCCGATCGCCAGCGAGTCGCCGGGCATGCGTGGCGTCAGGTCGACCATGGGTCCGTCGGCGATCTCCTTGCCATCTCGATGCGTGAGCCGCGCTCGCGACGATGCCGTCACCATTAGGTCGCCAGTCTTCACGATGACGTCGTCGACATGCTCGGGGCCCACGGTGGCAATCTCGACGTCGTGCAGTTCGTAGATGTTGACGGTCCAGCCCTTGCCCGGACGGAAGCCAGGCCGCAGCGACAGGCGGGTCAGCCAGACGCATCCCGGCTTCTGTCCGGCGACGATGTGACCGACCTTCAGGAAGAGCGCATCACTCATCGGCCGTTCCTCCAGTCCGGCGACTTCATCGCCTTGTCACGCGCCACTGCAGCCGGCGCCAGTTTCGTCGACTTCTTCACCGCGCTGGCCTCGATCTGCGGGCCCGCCGTCGCCAGCACGTTGCCGGCTTCGTCGCGCGCGATGACGCGCACGAGGCCGGTATCGCCGGAAACCTCGAGCCGGATGATCGGCGCCGCGGCCTGGCCGCCACCCATGCCGCGCATCTTCACTCCGAGGCTACCGTCGCTGCCACGATGCAGGGGCATGATCGCCTCTTCGCCAGCCTCGCCCATCAAACCGGTGCGGCCGCCGGCCATCGGGAAACGCGTCGGGCCGCTGACGACGCCGCCGCCGGCGAACGGGATGACGTTGCCATGGTTGAAGGCAGCACCGTTGGCGAAGGCAAGCTCGCGGCCGCGATCGAACACGCCGCCCTTCGCGAACGTGATTCCAGATCCACCGCCCAGACCGCCGCCGCCACCGAAGATGCCGCCGAGGGCGCTGCCGATCAGGTTGCCAATAACGCCGCCGATGCCACCGCCACCTCCGCCGCCACCACCACCACCACCGCTGAACGCCGCCTCGAACAGCTTCTCCGCCGCCATCTCGAGCAGCTTGCCGGAGATCGTGTTGAGGGCGTTCATGCCGGCATTGGCGAACGAATCCCAGAACGTCTTGCCGTCGGCGATGCCCTGGCGCAGGTCGGAGAAGAAGCCCGTAAACGAAGTCTTCGCGAGGTCATAGATCTGCTTCGCCTGCCGGGTGCTCTCGGATGTCGCCGCCTGTTGCCCCGCCAGCGCGCGCAGCCTGTCGATCTCCGTCGTCGACAGCGTGAGGCCCTTGGCCTTCGCTTCGTTCAGATACTCCTGGCTGATGCGATAGGCGTCGGCGGCTTCGGCCGACATGAACAGCGTGTCGCGCTCGATCTGCTGCGTCGCGATGAACTGCTCCGACTTCGTGGTCGCGTCGTCCATGAACTTGGCTTTGTCGAGGGCGACATCCGCTGCGGCCATCTGCTGCGCAAGGCCGGCAATCTCGACCTTCTGCGCCGCCGTCGCGACCTTCCCGTCGCCTTGCACCTTGTTGAGCAGTTCCTGCTCGTGCTTGAGGCGGGCTGCAGCCTCGGCGCTCAGGCCGACAGCGGCGGTAGCCGCCTGCTGCGTCGCGATGTACTCCTTGGCGTTGTCGACTGCCTTGGCATAGGGATCGCTCGCCGCGGCGCCGCCCTTGGCAGTGGGATTGGACGCGCCACCGGATGGCGGGATGATCGGAGCACGAGGGCGGCGACTTGCCGCGCCGGCGACATCCTCGGCGTAGTATTTCGAAGCCGTCACGTCCTGGCTCTTGAGCCGGTCGAGATCGGCTTGGATCATCGCCTCTCGGCCGGCGTTGCTCGGGTCTTTCAACTCGCCCTCGAGCTGCTCGCGCTGGCGCGCCATCTTTTCGGCCGGCGTCTCCAGGCGCAGCGCGCCCGGACCGGTACCGATGCGGCCGTTGGCTCGCGAATCCGCCAAGGCCGAAGCGAAAAATCCTTCATTGCTGCCGATGTGGCCCATGATTTCGTTGATCGACTTCAGGAGCTTCTCAACGGTCTCCAGGTAAGCCGTCGCGATGGGCGCGCCGAGCTTCGCATAGGTCACGTCGGCTTGAAGTTCCGTTCGCTTCAGTGCGTCGGCATAGTCGTCCCATGCCTTGATGATGTCCGGACCTGCCACCGCACCGGCTGCCTTCGCGGTGTCGACGAGGCGGTCGTTGCCCTTGGAGATATCCTCCAGCACGGTCGCCATCTTGGAACCGGACTTGCCGAACAGCTCCATCAGCGTCGCGGTCCGTTGCGAAGACGAGCCGATATTGAGAACGCCCTTTGCGACTTCAGGCAGGACGTCCGCGACCGGGCGTAGCTCGCCCTTGGCGTCGAGCAACTTGACGCCGAGCTGCGCGAATCGGTCGATCATTTCCTTGCTGCCATCGGCGGCGGTACCCATGGCCTTCTGCAGTTTCGTCAGCGCACCATCCATGGCCTCGGTCTCGATGCCGGCCTGCGCGCCGGCGAACCGATAGGCCTGCAGCTGGTCGGTCGTGATGCCGATCTGCTCGGCCTGCTCGCCCAGGTCGGCGGCCTTCAAGCCGCGCTGCCAGATCTCCTGCGCTTTGGCGACTGCCATATACGCAAGCGCGGCCGGCCCGAGCACGACGGCGAGCGCGCCGATTGCCGAGCTTGCCGTTGTTGTCGCGGTGGCATGACCCTTGGCTGCGTCGGCCGCTGCCTTGGCCGCGACGCGCTCGTCCTGCAGCCGCGCGATCGCGGCGCTGACCGCCTGACCGGCGGCAGAGTTGACGCCGACGCCAGCGCGCTTGAGTGCGTTGTAGCGCTCCTGCTCGGCCGACGTGCGTTGCAGCTGGGCGCGCTCGAATTCTACCTGCTTGATCAGCGACTGCGTGCGCTTCGAAAGCATTTCGTTGGAGTTCGCAGCGCTCTCCATCTTCTTGCGGAAACTGTCCGCCGCGACCTCGGCCGTGCGCGCGGTTTTCGCAAAGTCGCTCAGCTCGAGGTTGGCGCCTTTTATCGAGTCGCTGTTGACCCCCAGGTTGAGTGCTGCAACGTCCATCGGATTACCCCTTACTCTTGACCGCTTCGGCGACGATCTGCGCCCAGCGTTGGGCAGTGAGCCTGATAAAGGCGTTCTTGTTCTCGGCCTTCGTGGTGTACGGCGCGCGAAATCCAACGAAGGCGGTCTTGCCGATCTCGATGCCCTCGATCGCATTGGCCACTGCACTCGACGGGTCGCGGAATTTCTTGGTGTTCCAGTCGATCGTGACCGGGCCCGTGGTCGAGACGGCGACGGATCTTTGAAGATTGCCGGTCACCTTCGGCAGATGGCCGCCCTCAGCTTTCGACTGCGTGACCTCAGCGACCAGGAGACGGACCGCGCGCTGCAGGATGTTGGTCTGCTCGATCTCGGCTTTCTTCGCCCAGTCAGCGACGGCGGCGCTGAAACTTTTGGGCATTATGTGGCTCCCATCGATGTTGCGTCGGATGAAATTTCCATCGGGCGCTCCTTAGAAAGCCATGACTTGGTACGTCGGCACGCGCGCCGGCTGCGGATTCGTCGACATCAACGTTGCGGCGTTGAACTGCGCCATCGCGGGGTCGATCTTCGCGTCGCCGACGTTCATCTTCGTCGCCCGGATCGCGGTGGCCGTCGGTTCGATCTTCAGGTTGCCGACGCACCACGGCATCAGCTCGCCGCCGCAATGCAGCAGCATGCCCTTCGCGACGCGCCGCTCGCATGTCTTGATCGCGTTCATCATCGCGTAGCCCTGCGGTGCGCCGAACAGCATCTTGTTCTCGACAGAGATTTCGAGGCCGGAAGCCTCCAGGGCATCGGCGAATTCCGACAGGCCGGCCGGGTCGACCGCGACTCCGCCGAGCTTCTTTCGATCCTTCAGCAGGCGCACGATCTCGACCATAGACGCGACGTCGATCAGGTCGTTGCCAACCATCGTCAGCTCGCCGCGTTTCGCCAGGCCGGTGAGCTTCGCTGCGATCGATTTCCGCCGGTCCAGGACGCCCTTGTGGCACCACGCATGCGACCATGAAAGCCAGCGCTTCATCCGCTGCTTCACCACCTTACCGAAGATCTCGAACTCGACTTCGATCTCGTCTGGCTCCCTGCCCAGCACGGTCAGGCCAGCGAGATCGTCCAGGCCGCCACCATCGAAGCCGACGACGGCGAGCTCGCTGCGGTCCAGGAGGGCGAACAACGCATCGAATGGCGCCGCTTCATAGAGTCGCCCGAGGTCGGGATCAATCGCGCCTTGCCAGAATTCAGCACCGGCCCAGCGGTCGCCGGCCAGGCCGATGCCGATCTCGACGGATAGGTGCTGCGAATACCATAGCCTCTCCTGCTCGAGCCCCTTCTCCTTCTCGCCCTCCAGGTCGGCGATCAGGCTGTCGAGCTGCAGCGACTTGCCGAGGTTCGGCATGACCATTGGCCAGTTTGCCGGGTCCTTCCACTTCGATTCGTCCGTCGCGATATCGGCCGGGAATTCATATAGCAGCGGCAGCAGGCGACCCTTGATGCGGCCGTCGCGGATTCCGCGCGCCGCCTTCAGCTCCGCTTCGAAGGCGCCGACGGGCCGATCATCACTCTGCGACGTGACAATCAGCAGGAAGCCGTCGGTGCTCTTCTCCAGGCCGCCGCGGATCTGCCGCAGCACCTTGGTAGTGTGTGCGCTCTTCGCGAGGAGGTGCAGTTCATCGATCATGACGCCGGCCGGTTTCGGGCCAGTCATCGTCTTGAGGTCGAACGTTTTGACGCAGAGCTTCGCGCGGTTGATGCGGTCGACGATCTCTTTTCGGTGGTCGCGGCAATGGAACCGGGCGTCGAGCTGCGGGTCAGATTCGATCATGCCCTTGACGCTGTCGTAGGACTGCTCGGCCGTTTTTTGCACAGGCGCGAGCAGATGGAATTCGACACGTCGGCGGACATTCATCAGCAGGGCAACCAGCATCAGGGCGGCTGAATAGGTCGTCTTGCTCGCGCCCTTGCCCACGAGCGCAAAGACTTCGCGGACGTAACGGACGTTGGTTGCCGGGTCGCGGCTGCCGAACACGGCGCGCACGATATCGCGGTACCACTCGCCGCAGGCGTCTCGCAGCAGCGGCTCGCCCAACACGTCCGGCAGGCGCAACCCGTCGAAGAAGGCGACGGCCTGGTCGCGCTCGGATTCGAAGAGCGGCAAGGCCGGCATGAGCGATCGGCCGGCGCGGATGCGGTCCTGCCAGTCCGGGCAACTGAAATCCCAGACCTTCAATTCAGCTTGCGCACCGTCGCCATCCGGCTCGCCATCATGGCGCCCATGTCCGTCGACTGGTCGGGCTTCTCGGCGGCGAGCTGCTGCTGCTCCTTCTTGCCGAGCTTCGGTTCCTTCGGCGGGTCCGGCTGATCCGGCCGCAGCGTTCCGGCGGCCGCGAGTCGGTCGAGTTGCTGCCTGTTCGCGCTCGCGTTTTTCTTCGCCAGCTTCCGGAGGCTGCGCAACGTCTCGAGCTGCACGCGATCGCGGCCGTGCTGAAGCTCTTGGACGAAGTGCTTCTCCAGGGTCGGTCGGCTGACGCCGAGAACGTGGGCGATCCGATCGTTTGACCACGATTCAGCCTTCAGAGTTTCGACGTCGCGGCGCTGCGACGGTGTCGGCTTGAAAGGCGGCTGCCCTGCCACGCACAGACTCCATTTTTTGCCAAAGAATTGGGCACCGGACAGCCTGGCCGCCAGGGCGATTCCCGCTCCGGAAAACCGGCCACGAAAAATGAAAGCCGCCGATGAGGACCCGAGCGGCACGGCCCCCTACCGATCGGCGACCCGGGCCGGCCCCCCCGCACATGGTGTGCGACCCGATTTGCGACGCGGTCGCATGTTGCGGTGCGGTCGACGCCGTCGCGGTCGCGGTCGACTCAGTCATGACCGCATCCTCTTCGCCCTCTCGGCCAAGGTCTTCTTGGTGTGTGCCGAGGCACACCGCGCCATTCCATTTCTCACGTCGAGCGCGAGGTCGGGTCGATCGCGTCGCTCTTTGATGTGGTCGGCATAGATGCGCATGCCGGGCCAGTGCTTCGCCTTGCACGTGGGATCCTGACACCGGCCGCCTGCACGCGCGATGACTGCTGCAACCCACGCCTTGTGCTCCGCCGAGTTGTACCAAGGGTCCGCTACCTTCGGCGCACGCGGGACGATGCGGGTATCCGCGGTCGGGATGCGCGGCCGCAGCATCGTGAGCTTCGCCATGCGTCAAGCCTTTCATGGGCTGCTGCCCTCGCTCTTCCACTGCAGGAGCTTGGCCTCGGTCTCCCTGAATGGGCGCAGCCATTCCGAAGGGCGGCGCTTCGGCGCGTCGTCGAGCCATGGCGTCGGCTGTTCGGGGTCGATGATGGCGTCGACGAGGCCAGCGCGCTTGGCCTCGTCCGCCGTGAAGATGGACTCCTGCCGCATCCAAGCGCGCGTGATGTGGGTCGACCAGCCGCTGTAGCCGCTGATGGCGCGCGCGAAGTCTGCCGAGGTGCTCTCCGATGCCGACCCGTCGCGACCTGATCGCGCCTCGTGCACTAGCATCGTTGCGTCGGCGTGAATCAATCGGTGGTCACCGCACATTGCAATCAGCGCCGCGCCCGAATGAGCCTTGCGCGCCACCGTGGTCACCGCGCCCTCGTGCTCCTCGATGGCTGCACATATCTGCATGGCGGCGAGATACAGGCCGCCATCCGAGTTGATGTGAACGTGGACGGGCCCAGGCGCCGCCTCGATTTCCTTTGCGACCCTGTCGCTCAAGGCCTCCGTCAGTTCGCCCTCAACACGGACGATGACGGTCGGCAGGCGGGGCCGGGCGACGTCGCCGGTTGCGTCGCCCGGCTTGCCACCGACTTCGATCTCCGCTTTCACGGTTGTGCCAGACGCGGCGGGCCCGATCGCGGGGCCGGTGGATACGGCCTTGGCCGGTGCTGCTGATGCCTGGTTCGGATGGACCGTCACCGCCGCCGCAACCGACAAGGGCACGTCCTGCTGTTGCAGGTAGATTGTGTCGCCACCGACAAGCGGCGGCAGGTTGAAGCGCGCTCGCCCTTCGTTCGGGCTCATGATGCCACCGCGCACCATCGACGTGGTGGTCGCCGCCTGCGCGCCGGTATCCATGCGGATCAGGTTGTCGATATCGAATTCGGTTTGCAGGCCAGCACGCTTGCCGATTCCGAGCGCCCGGTCGAGACAGGCCTCTGCATCTTCGATCAGCGACTGAATGCAGGAGGCGAAATACTCGGCGTCGAGCTGCGCGGCCGAATTGTAGGCCGGGCGCTGCCCGAGCCCGAGCTTGTATGCCGGGATGTGATAGACGCCGGCGACGACCTCGGCGGACCACTTCAACTGTTCGATCAGCTGCGACTCTTCGGCGGTGAGGCTCATTTTTTCGAATTTCAGCGCGTCGCCCAAAACTGCAACGCGGCCGTAGTTCTCGCCTGTGAAACTGGCTTCGAAGCTCGCCTTGATGCGGCCGGCGGTGTCGTCGTTGATGTTGCCGGGCGCGGTCAGAACGCCGCCAGGCTGTGCGTTGTTCTGAAAGAGCCGCGACGACTGCGTCTGGATATTGAGGCCCTGCATTGCGGCCAAGCCTGCGGCGTAAATGGGCGGCACGCCGCACAAGGGATGCGTGAGGCAGTTGAAGCGATCGTGCGCGATCTCGGTCGCCGGCACCGTCACCTGTGCGGGCAGACCGTTCAATTCGTCGGTGGCGAGCTGGTAGAACACGCTTCCGTCGCTCGCTACCAGCGGCGTGACGCGGTCAGGGTTGAGCACCTGTAAGGCGACCACGACGCGGCGGTTGTCGCGGACCTTGAGCGAGTAAGTATTGCCGCGGCGCAGCTTGCTGAGGATCCAGGTCTCCCAGAATTGCGGGGCCGTCTGGAAGTGATTCGGGTTCTGCAGCAGCGGCGTGTAGACGTCGTCGGCGATGACCTCGTGCCAGATGTCACGATCGCCGCGCTGCATCAGCTTCACGCCCAGCTTCGCCACGTCGCGCGCGATCAAGGTCTCGCTGGCGAACACCGCATGGAAACTCGAGGCCATCGCTGGGTTGAGCGAGATGTTGCGCTGCCACGCGCCGGCAAACGGCTCCCTGATAACCGAATGCCAGCCGCCGTTGCCGGTGCTCGGCACCATCTGCAGCTTCTTGCGCGGCACGACCGCGCGCGAGATGGCGCCGAAAAGCGAGACGCGGCTATTCATGCGGCACCTCGTGCGGCGGCAGGCCTGCGCGCAAGCCGAAAGCGGCGGCGACCAGCACCATGCCACCGGCGAGCAACGCCCAGGGCATGCCGGCCAGCAGGTAGACGCCTGCGACGGCCAGGCCTGAGCCGGCCAGCAGCAGCACGAAGATCAGGGCGACGACCATGTCGCGGCCTACTTGAGCTTGTCCATAATGCGACGGCGCAACATGACGGGGTCGGTGACACGGGCTGTCGGCCGGCCGGCCTTTTCGATGCGCAGGTTCAAGCTGCGCAGCCGGACGGTGTGCCCGGAAATGGTGCCGAGTAGCCCGGCCGCCGTCGCCACCGTCTGGTCGAGTTCGGCCGTGGCATCATCGATCTGCTTCCGGATTGCGTCTGCTTGACCGAACGCATCCTCGATCGCGGCGGCCGCCTCGCGCTGCTCCGCTTCGCCTATCAGTCGCTGCAGCTCGTCACGGGCGGCGCTGCCACGCTCGCATGCCAGGTTGGCGGCGGTGATCTTCGCGCCGATCGCCACAACGTCGTCGTCGTCACCGGCGAGCAGCAGCCGGCGGCGTTCGGCTTCCAGGGCGTCGACCTGTGCCTCGAGCGCCTTGAGGTCGATCAGCTCGAGGTCGGCTTTCAGGTCCGCTGCTGTCCGCGGCTTGGTCGACTTCGTCAGCTTCTTGAGAATGTCGGCGAGGGCCATTTCCGATTCCTTTGCTGCTGTGATCCTGCTCGGGCGATTCGTCGGCTGCATCCGATCCTTTCCCATCCGATCCGATTATTTCCTGTGGAAGAGGCTCGAACGGCTGTCCGGCACGCCAAGCGGCAGCGCGCTGCAGATCGATTCGCCACCCCAGTCCGGAGACGCGGCGGCCGAATCCGTGCTCTCGCGCGAGCCGTGCCAGGGTGTCGGGATGGATCTTCATCTCGCGCGCGCCGTCCTTCAGCGTTCGCCAGTCGCCTGCTACTGGCGCCGCAGCAGGCGCCGTCCCATCGCCGTCGAGCAGGGCGAGGGCGCGCGCCTTCGCATCGTCGAACAGCCAGGCGATCTCGGCGCGAACGTCGGAGGGCCGGCGGCCGGCGGTCATGACCGGCCCTCACTGCCACGGGGCAACGCCTCGACCTGCAGGCGGTACAGCACGAGCCGGCCGATCTTCTTCGCCATACGCGTGAGGTCGCGTGGCGCCGAGCGCGGAAACCGCGCGGCCAGATCGTCGAGCACGTCGCGCATCTCGGCGGCGAATGCCTCGAGCCGACGGTCGAGGGGCTCGGCGAGGATCCGGCGCACCACGGCGTCGACCTGGTCTGCGGTGTCGGGTTGCGTCATCGCCGAACGACTCCGGCCATCGGCACGCCTGCACCACGCAGCGCCGCCTCGACGTCGTCGATCGAACGACACAGCACGTACCAAGCGCCGGCGGCGTCGAAGTCCGCCTCGACGGCGCGCTGCACGACCGATTGCCGGCCGATCTCGGTCTTCAGCTCGATGCCGACAAGGATGACGCTTCGCATGCCGTCAACCGCCGTCGGCGCCGGATGCAGCACCAAGATGTCGGGTATGCCAGGCCGCAGCCCCAAGCGCGCCAGCATGCGGCCGCGCTCAAGGCCGCCACCACCGGCGGGAAACGTGGTCCACACCGTCGGCGATCGGAGCGTCAGCCGCAGGAATTGCGCGACGGCGGCGTGAAGCTCGCGCTCATGGGCGGCGAGGGAACGCGGTGCGTGCGGCATGGCGTGCCGGGCGGTCATGTCGAACACGCTGACAAGCGGCCGAGGGGGCCGTGTAGCCCTGCGAAGCGGACCCTTTGGTCGCTAGGGGGGTGTGGGGGGGGCGCGACACGCATGCGCGACGGTGCGCGACGCTGAATCAGGGGGTGCGCGACGCCATTTTCGGGCATGCGCGACGGGGTGCGCGACGGTGCGCGACGCCCTTTTTGCCATGCGCGACGGTGCGCGACGCTCATTTTGGCACCAATCTCTTGCGGGGGTCGGACGGTCTCCCATAGCTCTCGATGACGACCGAGCCGGCCTTGACGAGTCGATGCATGGCGGCCTCGAAAGCCTTCCTGGTGATGCCATCGCGGGCCGGGCTTTTGGCGAAGATCGTCGGTCCGAAGTTGTTCGATGTCGGTGTCGGCGAGACGTTCTGGCCGAGAGTGGCCGCCTCGCTGAGCAGCCGGAGAAAGACCCTGTCAGCCTTGCCGTCGGACGCGATGCGGTCGACGAAGTCGGGCTCGCCGACAGGTCGGAAGGCGCCTGCATCCCAGCGCACCTTGATGGTGCCACCGGGCTGAGCGTAGTTCCCCTTCATCCGGGCCAAGGTGCGGACGTCCGGGTCGGCATCGTCCTCGTCATCCTCCGCCTTCTCGGCGCCGGCCCGGAAGTAGAGCCTGGAGCGGACGCCGTTGTTCCAGTGCGTCGAACCGGACATGCCGGTCTTGGTCTGCATGCCCTGCACGCTGGGGTGCGCGAGAAGGACGATGGCGCCGTCGATCCGGATGGCGAGCTGCCGCAGCAGCATGAGGAACTGGTTGACGTGGCGCCGGCGGATCTCATCGCCGCCGAACAGGTTCGTTGCAGCGTCCAGTACGATGAGGCGGCTGCCGAGCCGAACAATGGTTTGCTCGAGGCGCCGAAAATATGCCGTCGGTACAATGACGCCGCGATCATTGGGTTCGACCAGCTCACACGCGTCTAGCACAGCCGAGCGCCACGCCATGTCGTGAAGGTCATCGATCGCCACACCGGCCGCGTCGCAGATCTCGGCGAGACGGTGGTGCAGTTCTGCGTCGTCGTCTTCGGCGAACAGTCCGAAGCTGCGAACACGCTCGACCTCGATGCCGAGCCAGGGCGTGCCGAGTGCCGTAGATACCAGAAGTTGCAGGGCCAGTCGGCTCTTGCCGATGCCGCCGTCGCCGCTGAGCAACGTAACCTGATGCACTGGGACCCACTCCGGCACTATCCAGCGCCGCCGCGGAACCGGCTTGTCCGCAAGGGTGTGGGCTTGCACGACATCGAAGCCTGATAGCGCGCCATCGGGGCAGCCGTTTTCCAGATCGGTAAGAGCCTGGCGGATGGCGTCGAACTGGCTCTTGCTGTCTTCGTTCCACGGCGTCCGAGCCGTGATAAGCGCTGCGCTTCCGACCTCGACCAGCTTTCGGCGATGATGGTATTCCAGGACGATGCGGCCCAGATGCTCGGCGTCGATCGGGTGCCTGCAGTCAGCCAAGAGGGCGACCAGATACTTCATGCCACCGTGAGCAAGAAGGTCGGGATCCGCCTCGACGTGCGTTTTCAATGTGATGGGCGTGGCGGGCTGACCGACTTGGATCATTCGCGCTTGCGCGTCGTACAACCGACGGTGAATCGGGTCGGCGAAATGTTCCGGCTTCAGAAACTCGGCGACGCGATGATAGACACCGTTGTCGACCATGATGGTGCCGAGCAATGCCTGCTCGGCCTCGATGTTGTGGGGCACGTCGCGCATCAGGGCGCTGCCGTCCATTCAGAGATGACCTTCAGCTCGAGCCGCCGCGATCGCCTTGTCGATGACAACCCGCAGTTCGGGCAATTTCTCGACGCGCAGGCTGAAGCCGCTCTTGCTCGGCCGCAGCTCGTCACCTTCGCCCTGGAACCACACCCTGAGGGCGACCAACTCGTAACCCCGGAATGTCGAAAGCTGGACGCGCAACGTCTCCTTGCTGTTTTTCGCGACATCGCCGACCCAGCGATCGTGCGTTGCTCCTTGCGGCGCGTCGGCGCCGTGCGTATTAGACATCGAACACCTTTTGATTATGGCCGTCCGAGTCGCTGCCCGCGCTCGGCGGCCTTTTTCGTTGAGGGGACAGGCGAGCTAGGCAGCCTTCGGCGTTGCCTCGCCGCGGAGCAGCCGCTCGAGCGGCGCCCTCAGGACCAAGATCCGTTTGCCGAGCTTCATCACAGGTAGTTCGCCCCGGCGTGCCGCGCTGTAGGCCTGGTTTCTGCCAATGCCTAGCAGCTTGGCTGCATCGTCAACCGTCATCGTCGCGCTTGTCAGTTCGACAGAGGTGGCCATGTGGTGCCTCAATGTGGGTTATGAGCCGACGCATAACCTACAATCACGGCGCACTCTTGCCAAGAGGGTTATTCGCAGGATAATAACCGATGGTACCTTTTTGTTGGGGGTCGAATGGCGAAAGCGAAGCAACCGAACCGAGGCGGCAGGCCCCGAAAGTCGCAGATTCAGGCGGGCGAGAAGACCACGATCAGCGTGCGCATCACGCCCGAAGTCAGGAAGCATCTCGAGAAGGCCATCGCCAGAAATGGCCGCTCTCTCACGCAGGAGGTTGAGCTTCGAATAGAGCGGTCCTTTTGGGAGGAGTACGTGTCGGCACACACGACGTCGATCTATCGACTGATCGAGCTCGACATCCTCCGGGCCCTTCGGACCGTCCTCGCCGAAGGCGAAGTGTCAGACCGGCGGGCTGCCGTCGAAAAGCTGACCGCGGAAATGGAAGAGACGTTCAAGGGCTCGGGCTTACAATCGTTGCACGAGCTTGAGGATGGCAAAGCGCAATCACTCGGCGAACTCGCCAGAATGGTCGGCGACGACACATGAAAGGCTCCATCACCCGCCGCGGCAAAGCATCGTGGCGCCTGAAATTCGACCTCGCGCCCGGGCCCGACGGCAAACGGCGATCGCAGTTCGTGACGGTGCGCGGCGGCAAGAAGGACGCGCAGCAGAAGCTCGCCGAGCAGCTCGCCGCCGTGGGCAAAGGCACCTTCGTCGAGCCCAGCAAGATCGCCGTCGCCGAGCACGTTCGCAGCAGGATCGCCGTGTGGCACGCCGCTGGCAAAATCGGCGAATACACCGCCGCCCGATACCACGACATGCTTCGGCTCTACATCGCCCCACATCTCGGCGGCACGCTTCTTCAGCGTCTCAGCGTCGACGACGTCGAGAAGTGGCATGGCACGCTGCTCACCTCAGGCTTAGGAGCTGGCACCGTCCGCAACGCCCACACCGTTCTCACTCGCTCACTACGCGATGCCGTCCGCAGCGGCGTCATCGTGCGCAGCGTCGCCGGCAGGGACGGCCAGACGGCGCCTACCTACGCGCCGGAAGAGATGAAGATCATCGGGACGAAAGAACTCGACGATGTTGTGGCCAAGCTCCGGGCTCACAGGATCTGCGCCGAGGCGATGCTGGCGCTGTTCTGCGGCCTACGGGCGGGCGAGGTGCTGGCCCTACGCTGGGATGCCATCGACCTCGACGCAAAGCTGCTGCACGTTCGACACACTGTGCTCGAAATCAAGCGCCAAGCGCCGACGACCAAGGAGCCGAAGACCAAAGCGGGACGGCGCGCGTTGACCATGCCGGATGCGGTGGTCAGCGCGTTGCGAGACCTTCGGCGCCAGCAGCTCGAGGGGCGTGTTGCACTTGGCCTTGGCAGACCGGAAGCCGATGCCCTGGTATTTCCCAGCACGGTCGGCGGTCTGCGGCGGCCCAGCACCCTATCGCACGAGTGGCGGGATGCGCGGGTGGCGGATGTTCGGTTTCACGATCTCAGGCACACGCATGTTTCGATGTTGATCGATGCCGGCCTGGATTTGGTGACGATCGCAAAGCGGATCGGGCACAAGAACGCGAAGGTGACGCTGACGACCTATGCGCACCTGTTTCAGCGCGACGACGGCCGAGCGGCCGCAGCCATCAATGCCGCGCTCGGTGCCAACCCGGTGCCAAAAAGCGGCTGA